CTGGGTAAAGCGCAGAGGGGATTGGTATGGTGTAGATGTTAAAGGCAATCGCCATCCTAAAACTATTTGGGTAGAGTTTCAAAACGTCAGGGGTAAAACTGGGTGGCTACATGGCGAAGCAGAATTTATTGCATTTGACATAGCAGAGGAAGGTGGTTTTTGTGTCGTGCGTAGGGAAGAACTTAAAGAGTGGTGTGTTGTAAATGTGGATTCAGAGTTTGTAACTAAAGAAAACGCCTACAGAAAACTTTATCAGAGAGATCAGAGAAAAGATGTACTAACCAAAATACACCTAACAGATTTGCAAGAATTAAAGTCATTTAAATTACTTAGGTATGCCACTATCTAAACCAAACAACGAAAAAGAGTCAGACTTCATTCCACGATGCATGAAAGAAATGAAGGGAGAGTTTCCTGATCCGAAGCAACGGATGGCAATATGTATTACTCAATGGAAAAAAGGAACAAATTTAGAGCTTGAATCTTTTTCAGATTATCCTCACTCTGTATCTAATAACGCAAAGAGAGGCATTGAGCTAAACAAAAAGTACAAGAATAAATGTGCCACAGGCGTAGGTAAGGCAAGAGCGCAACAGCTCGCACAAAAGAAACCCATAAGCGTAAAGACAATCAAAAGAATGTATTCATACTTATCACGAGCAGAGGAATATTATGACGAAGGTGATACAAGTGCTTGTGGTACTATCTCTTTTCTATTATGGGGAGGTCTAGCAGGCAAGCGTTGGGCAGGGAGTAAGCTAAAAAAACTAGGCTTACTATAAATTTTTAACATTTTTTGTTGGTAATAAAGAAATAATTACTATCTTAGAAGAGTTCAATTATAAAACTATTCTAATGAAAATTAAAATTAAATGTAATGTCTGCGACAAAAGTCCAGTACACACATTGCCTAATCCTGAATCTGTTTCAGAAGGAACAGAAGTATTATGTTCTAGTTGTAATAAATGGCTTGCAACTGCATCAATTTCTAGCAAATACCATATAGGAGTCTATCGTAAAAAACCTATCATGAAATGGTCGAAGGTCATGGAATGGGACATGGAAGACGATACATACTATGATGAAGATAAAGATGTTATGTATAAAAATTATCCTGTTGAATATATAAGCTCATGAAAAAGAAACTAACACTACAACACTACATCGCATATCTAGTCGCAAGCATTTTGATGTGCCTAGTATTTTTATTACCTCTTGCTGGTACTGCATTAATTAAACATATATTTGGTTTATGATACGTTTAGAGGTAGCATACACAGAAAACGCAGGAAGGTTCTACAGAGGACACCTAACTATTAACGGAGAAAAGATTGAAACTTTTAACTGGTTGCATGAGGTTAATGAATACCTAGTAGAAAAAGGTTCAAAAGTTGTATTCCCACAAGGAACAGATGAAGGCGATATTTATGACATTCAAAAGAAAGCTACAGATCAAGTAGGCTTCTTAGTTATTGCTCATGATGCAATGGATATATTATGAAAATATTAAACTTATACGCTTGTTTAGGAGGTAATAGATATAAGTGGGGAGATGAACACGAGGTAACCGCAGTTGAATGGGATGAAGAACTTGCTAAGCTATATCAAGAAAGATTCCCAAATGACAAAGTTATAGTTGCAGATGCTCATCAATACTTATTAGACCATTACAAAGAGTTTGATTTTATTTGGACTTCTCCACCTTGTCCAACACATAGTAGGGCAAGAGGTTATAATACTAAAGTCAAAACAGTTTATCCAGATATGAAACTATATGAAGAAATATTATTACTTCAAACAGTTTCAAAAGGAAAAAATCCAAGATTTAAAGGAAAATTTGTTGTTGAAAATGTAATACCTTATTATGAGCCATTGATACCCGCACAAAAAAGAGGAAGGCACTTATATTGGACTAATTTTTTATTGCCAAATAAATTAAGTGATAGACATTGCACAATTTCAGGAGGTAAAAATGAGGTACAAAAATTATGTAAATTTCACGATTATAATTTTTATGATTATAAAGGCAAACAACCAACAAATAAAATTGCAAGAAATCTTGTAGATTATGAAGCTGGTAAAACTATACTAGATACTGCTCTTGGCATTATGCAAAATCAAAACCCAACACAAACACAACTTTTTTAAATGATAACATTACTCAATGGAGATACTTGGGATAGAGATGCTCTAGTCAAAAAAATGTATGATGATGACTTTTATTATGGTCATTTAGGATCAGCAGCGATGAGTTCATCAAGTATAAAGCTCTTAAATCAGAGTCCTAAGACATACAAATTCGTAACACAATACGGACAACAAACAAGCTCTCCAGCTTTAGAGATAGGCAATTTCATCCACACAATGGTTCTAGAGCCACATCTAATAGAAGAAAGGTTTCATATAGTTAATGTGCAAAGCAGGGCCTCTAAGGCCTACAAAGAAGCAAAGGCAAAATCCAATAAAATCGTATTAACATCAAAAGAACACGACCAAAACATGAGGATCGTAGATGCTGTATTAAGGAATGAACACGTTTTATCAATGATAGGAGGTTGTGATTTTGAGATTCCAGCGATAGATATGTTAGAGGGTTATGCTTTCAGAGGTAAAGCCGACATATATGATGCCAAACATAGCTTTATTGCAGACCTTAAAACAACTCAAGACCTGAATAAATTTGAATGGTCGGCAGA